TTGCGCAAGTCAATACAACTGGTGATGTTGTTGTGGGCGGGAACCTTACCGTCAACGGAACGACCACTACGCTCAATACCGAAACACTTTCGATTGAAGACAACATCGTCGTCTTGAACAGCAATGTCACTGGTTCGCCAACGACAAATGCCGGAATAGAAGTTGAACGCGGAACATCTACGAATGTTTCGGTTCGATGGAACGAAACAACCGACACTTGGGAATTCACCAACGACGGCTCTACATACGGGAATATCGCCGCCTTGGGAACTATCGCTCTTGGCACGGACACAACTGGCAGCTACATGTCCGACCTAACCCAGGGGACTGGCGTGACAATCACACACACTCCAGGTGAAGGTTCAAATGCAACAATTGCGATTGGGCAAGCTGTTGGAACTTCTTCGTCCGTGCAGTTTGCAGCCGTAACTGCTCCGCTTATTGGAAATGTTACTGGAAACGCAAGTACAGCAACAACTCTAGAGACATCAAGAATAATTGAGCTGACGGGTGATGTGACTGGTTCTGTTTCGTTTAATGGCTCTGCAAACGCAACCATAAATGCAACAGTTGCGGCAAACAGCATTGCACTTGGTACAGATACAACGGGCAACTATGTTTCTGATGTAGTTGTTGGGACTGGGCTTGCCATTTCTCACACTCCGAGTGAGGGCTCTTCTGCAAGCGTTTCGCTTAATGCAACACTTGATGACCTAAGTAATGTCACTGTCCCTAGCCCAGTCACGGGCGACCTACTCACATACAACGGTTCTGTTTGGACATCTGCATCAGCATCTGGTGGAGCCAGTCTTGAGGTTTCTGCGACAGCACCAACAAGCCCTGAAGAGGGGAATCTTTGGTTTAACTCGACGACGCTAGAAACTTATATTTATTACGATGGCCATTGGCTACAAGCAAGCGGTGAGCCAGACCTCGTAGAAGACTTAACTGACCTCTCTGATGTTCTATTCACCGTTCCAGTCAGCGGTCAATTCTTAAAGTTTGACGGAACTCGCTGGGTAAACGGCACCATCCCAACCATTAACACCTTGGATGACATCGGTGATGTCAGTGCGTCCGCAGCTCCTGACGGGTACTTCCTCAAGTACGTTTCTGCTTCGTCGTCATGGGTCCCAGCAGCAATCCCCACAATTAATGCACTTGATGATATTGGCGATGTCTCTGCGTCCGCTCCATCATCTGGGCAATTCTTAAAGTGGAACGGCACGGCATGGGTTGCTGAAACCATTGTCGGTGGGGCAACAATTTCTGATTCCGCACCAGCTTCACCATTGGCTGGTCAGCTCTGGTTTGACTCCACGGTCGGTAAAACTTTTGTTTACTACGACTCTCAATGGATTGAGGTCGGTGGCATTGGTACTGGCGCACGAATGGTGTCTAGTTCTTCGGCTCCTGCATCTCCACTTGAAGGAAGCATGTGGTTTGATACCGACACGGCACAAACCTTTGTTTACTACGATTCTTCGTGGATTGAAATTGGTGCATCGGGCATAACTGCCAGCGTTCAAGATTCAGCTCCGGCTGCTCCAGTTTCTGGACAAATTTGGTTTAACTCTCTTACGGGCGGTACATATGTTTACTACGGAACAAACTGGATTGAAGTTGGCGCTTCACCTTTTAGCGCACTCGTAAACACCATCAATGCCAAAGGTGACCTGCTTGTAGGTACTGCAGACAATACAATTGGTGGTCTAACAGCTGGCTCTGATGGACAAGTTCTTACTGTAGATTCGTCTACGGGAACTGGTCTAAAATGGGATACGCCAGTTTCAACAGGCAAAGCAATCGCGATGTCAATAGTTTTCGGGTCTTGAGGAGATTTTATGGCAGCACCAAATATAGTCAACGTAACAACCATCTTGGGTAAAACTGCTGTACAGCAAGTTACTACTGCGGCTACCGCTATCGTAACTAATGCTGTAGCAAGTAACAAGGTGCTTAAGGTAAACGCTCTATATATAGCAAACGTCGATGGTGCCTCTGCCGCAGACATCACCGTTGCTCTATATCGTTCTTCCGCTTCTGTTTCTTATGAACTTGCCCACACGGTTTCGGTTCCAGCAGATGCAACCCTTGATGTTATAAGCAAATCTATCTACCTAGAAGAAGGCGATGATTTGCGTCTCACTGCTTCTGCCAACTCTGACCTTGAAGCAGTATGTAGTTATGAGGAGATTAGTTAGTGCGTTCTAACGGTGGCATTATTGGAGGGAAGAAGGCAGTAAGTACTTCTGCTGCTTCTGGTATCTGGGCTACTCGCGATGTACAAAGAGAAATGGGTTCAAGTAACTGGCCCAGAGTATCCGTAGTTGCCACAATACTTGTGGTTGGTGGGGGTCAAGGTGGGCGTAATGGACACTCTTTTGGTGGTGGCGGCGGTGCTGTAGAAGAGTTTGCAAGTGTTATCCTGTCCCCCCTGCTCACCTACACGGTAACAGTTGGTGCTGGTGGGGGAGGAGCGGGAGCAGGAGGCAATGCGGATGCTGGCGGCACAGGTGGGACCAGCAGTTTTTCTGGAACTGGGATAACCACAATGAGTGCTGTGGGTGGTTCTGCAACCGATGGTAAAGGTGATGGAGGAACTAATGCCACAGTGGGAAGAACTGGTGGGGCTGGACAAGCCTCAACAGTAACTGGAACGTCTATTTTTTATGGTGGAGGTGGTGGCACTGCTGGAGGTAATGGCTATGAAACGTCAGCAGGAGGTGCTGGTGGTTCTGGCGGAGGGGGCACTGGCTCTACTTGCTGTAGCACCCCAGGAACCATTGGGTCAGATGGGTTTGGAGGTGGAGGAGGAGGAGGAGGAATTAGTTGGTGTGGTCAAGTGTATTGTGCTGGAAACAGAGGGGGAAATGGGGTTGTGATAGTTAGTTATGTAGGAGCACAAGTTTATACTGGGGGTACCCGCACAACGAATAGTGGACTGTATGTACATACTTTTACATCTACTGGATATTTAGCACCATTATGAAATTTAACAAAGGATACTAATGCCTTATTTTGCAAAAATTGATAACGGTATTGTTAGTAATGTCATTGTCGCTGACAATGCCTTTATCACCGACCAAGATGGTATGTGGATTGAATGTTTTGAACAGTCCGAGGACTGCTGCAATGGCACAAGCAATACACATCCCCGTGGAAACATGGCATCTGTGGGGTACAGTTACGATGTTTTATTGGACGCTTTTATCCCACCCAAACCTTACCCATCATGGGTTTTTAATCAAGAAATGGTAAGATGGGAAGCACCCTTGCCGCCTCCCGAGGACGATATGTCATGTACGGATGACATGTGTATGTGTGCGGTTTGGGTTGAGGACAGCCAGTCTTGGGGGCGGCTTTCCCGTTCTATGCCACGGTAACCACAGGTGGCTACAGGATATATACTTTTACCGCCTCGGGGAGCATAACCTTTTAGGTATTAAGTAAAATCAACAACATAAAACAGTGTAAAATATACACAACAACAGGAGCAGAAAAATATGGCACATTTTGCAGAAATCGGTGAGGACAACATTGTATTGCGAGTCATCGTGGTGTCTAACGATGATTGCAAAGACGCAGAAGGCGACGAATCAGAGGCTGTAGGCGCTGAATTCTGTCGCAACCTTTTAGGTGGAACGTGGAAGCAGACCTCGTACAACGGCAACATGCGTGCCCGCTATGCAGGTATCGGCTACACCTACAACTCTGCTTTGGACGCATACATCGCCCCTAAGCCTTTCCCTTCTTGGACGCTTAACGAAGACACCACCGAATGGGAAGCACCAGTTGCTCGCCCAGCAGAGGGTATGTACAGTTGGGACGAAGAAGAGCAAGAGTGGGTGGAAATCGTTATTCCTTCGGAATAATAGATGTCCCTTGCTTTTCCCGCCTCTCCAAGCGTTGGTGATACCTATTCTGTAGGTGCACGTACTTGGTCATGGTCAGGAACGATTTGGGAAATCACAGGAACGGTAGCGGCGGCTGGTTCTATCGGCACAACCGAAATAGCCGATAATGCAATAACTACAGCAAAGATTGCTGCTGGAGCCGTTGCAGAAGCAGACATTGCTTCAAACGCTGTTACTCAAGCAAAACTTGCTTCCACTTTGAGTGGTGTCACTATTTGTACATCTTCAACAAAACCTGCTTCACCGTTTACTGGTCAAATGATTTATGAGACTGATACAAACAAGTTGTGTTTATGGAATGGCACTGCATGGTCAACCGTGACACATTCTGTGCCACTCTCTATTGAGTACTTAGTTATTGCTGGCGGTGCTGGTGGCGGTAGATTTGCTGGTGGTGCAGGCGGTGGTGCAGGTGGCTACCGTTCTTCGGTCACTGGTGAATCAACTGGCGGAGGGGGAGTTCTGGAAACCGCACTTTCGTTAGTTGCTGGGACATACACAGTAACAGTTGGTGCTGGTGGGAATGCCTCTAACTCTGGTACCGATGGTACCAGTGGTTCTAATTCTGTTTTTCATACCATTACTTCAATCGGGGGTGGTCTTGGTGGGTATGACGGTGTAGGTGTTTCGGGCGGTTCTGGCGGTGGTGGTGGTGGTAGTTCTGTGTCTCGTGCTGGTGGTGCTGGAACTTCTGGGCAAGGTTTTGCTGGCGGCGCTTCCAATGCAACCGCCACTGGAGGTGGCGGCGGCGGTGCGGGAGCAGTTGGTGGAACAGCAACAAGCACCTCTGCCCCAGGAAATGGTGGAGATGGGATTCAGTCATCTATCACTGGAAGTGCAGTTTACCGTGGTGGTGGAGGTGGCGGTGGGCGGCACATGACTGCTGGCGCTGGAGGAACTGGCGGGTTGGGTGGAGGTGGGAATGCTGCTGCGTATGGAAGTGCAAACTCCACAGCAGGCACAGTGAACACAGGTGGAGGTGGTGGTGGTGCATCTGGGCAAACAGGTGTTGTTGGGGCTAACAGTGGTGCTGGTGGTTCAGGTGTTGTCATTGTCCGTTATCTCACTGCTTCTGCATCTTCATATACAGTCACTGGCGGTACATCCTCAACGTCAGGTTCCTACACTATTCGTACATTCACCGCTTCAGGAAGCCTAGTAATATCTTAGTATGGCTATTAACTTTCCTGACTCCCCAGCCACAAATGATTCTTTCACGTCAGGTGGAAAGAAGTGGATATTCGACGGCACTGTTTGGTCGTTGATTACCGCTAACGCCTACACTATTTCTACAGGTGAAGTAACTACAGCAAAGATTTTAGATGCCAATATAACCACAGCCAAACTTGCTTCTGATGCTGTAACAACAGCCAAAATTTTAGATGCAAACGTAACTGCGGCAAAACTTGCCAATACCGCCGTAACAGCAGGTACTTACACAACGGCAAATATCACCGTTGATGCACAAGGTAGATTAACTGCTGCTTCTTCAGGGACAAGCGGTATTGATGCTTTTAGTGACCAATTCTTTCTGGGCACGCAAGTATGGTCATAGCATTTACAATCATGGGAGATAACACATGGCAACTTTAAGTAAATTAGCGCTACAACCAGCAGGTACTACGGGAGATGGTCTCGGTATTCTGGTTGTTGCTACCGCTACGGCTGGCACGGCAATTCACACTGCGTCGGCTACCGCAACAACAATTGATGAAGTTTGGTTGTATGCCTACAACAACCACTCGTCTTCTATTTTGCTCACGATTGAATATGGTGGCGTTACCTCTCCGAAAGATGTCATTAAACAAACACTGACCGCACAGAGTGGTTTAGTTCTTGTGGTCGCTGGCCTTTTGGTTCAAGGCAATGCAACACCAAAAGTTATTCGAGCATTTGCTGCGACGGCAAACCAAATCTCAATCTTCGGGTATGTAAATAGGATAACAGCTTAAATATATGTCGGCTTATGGTCTTCGCAGCAGGGTGGGTACAAGTATCGGTGCTTGGCTGAATCCTGCTTTTGGTGGCATAGGCACAACAGTATTCCCTGCATCTACTGTTGAATACCTTGTGATTGCAGGTGGCGGTGGAGGCGGGTCGGACAACGGTGGCGGTGGTGGCGCAGGTGGTTATCGGACGAGTGTGGTCGGAGCCACAAACGGTGGAGGTGGAAGCGCAGCATCAGTTTTGTCTGTTTCTGCCGGAGTGGCATATACCGTCACCGTTGGCGCAGGTGGCGCTGCTTTGACGAGTGGTAATAGTTCTGTACTTGATTCTGTTACCTCTACTGGTGGCGGTAACGGTGCGACTTTTGGTCCAGGTGGTTCGGCAGGTAGTTTGGGTTATGGACAAGGTTCAGGTGGCGGCGGTGGGGCAGGGAGCGCAGGTAATGCCACTGGTGGTGCAGGTCTTTCTAATTCAATAACTGGCACTGCTGTAACTCGTGCAGGCGGTGGCGGCAGAGGATGCGATGCCGCTGGAAATGGAGCTGCTGGCGGTGGTTCGGGTGGTGGTGGTGCTGGTGCTACTTCTGGTGTAAGTCCTGCAGCTTCTGGCACAGCAAACACTGGTAGTGGTGGAGGCGGTGGTCGTGACTTTATATTTGGTGGTGGCACTAACGGGGGTGCAGGCGGCTCGGGAATTGTAATAATTCGTTACGCAGATTCATTCCCGTTAGCAACATCCACAACTGGTTCGCCAACAGTCACAAACCCAACCGGATACAGGGTATACACTTTTACTGCTTCAGGAAGCATAACCTTCTAGGATGTATGTAGTGATACCTACTTTCCTACCTTTTCCAAGACCAGCGGGAGATAAGTTCTATACTTGGGATGAAGATAATTTAGAGTGGAAAGAGATTCAGGCATAATGGCTATAGATTACCCAAACTCCCCATCCCTTAATGACGAATTCACCGTAGATACCACTACGTGGAAATACAATGGCACACAGTGGGTCATTATTGTTGGTGAACAAACCATCGCCACAGGTTCTATAACTACTGATAAAATTGCTACTAACGCAATAACAGCGTCAAAGTTAGCATCAAGTGCATCAAATGCTTATGTGCTGACGGCCGACTCGTCTGCGTCCGCTGGAATTAAATGGGCTGAGATACCTGCCTCCGGTGGTCTATCGACGACTACTGAGGGCGCAATTATCACAATGACTATAGGAGCGTAAAATGGCCGTAGGGGATAGAAATGAAGCTCGACTTGGCGGCCCGGTTCAACTAGGGACTACGACCACAGTTATCGCTACAGCCGCTGCAGGCTATGCCGACCTCATCAAGCAGGTCGTTATTTGCAACACCGATACCGTAGACCGCACCGTGACTCTGGCTATCGGTACTGCGGCTACAGCAGCAAACAGATTGATGTCGAACTTGCCTATTGGCGCTAATGACGTGATGATTTGGGATACCGCCATTGTTTTAAACGCTGGAGAAACGTTGCAAGGTTTATCAGATACTGCCGCCATGGTCACGGTGTCGGCTTTTGGCTGGGAAAAAGTCACGGCTTAAATGGGACTTGACGCTGGCTACGGTATTGGCTCGTTGAAGCCTGGGGTGTGTACTAGTTCTACACGCCCTGCCAGTCCTTTTGATGGTCAGGTAGTTTACGAAACTGATACCAATTTGGTTAAGGCATATAACGGGTCTGCTTGGGAAACAGTAAACCCGATTAGCAATGTGGCTTCGGCGCAAGTATTGACTGCTCAAACAACTACAAGCACAAGTTACACAGATTTAGCGACATCAGGCCCAGCGGTAACTCTTACAACTGGAACGAGCGCTCTAGTTCTTGTTATTGCGGGTTATGTAAATACAAGTTCCGTCGGTCCTGGTTGTGCTATGTCTTTCGCGGTGAGTGGTGCTACCACTATTGCCGCTTCAGATAATTTTCGGGGAACACTTAGCGCGGATAGCGGCTACAACGCTTCTAGCATTTCCATGCTTACAAAATTGACTACTTTGACTGCTGGAAGCAATACATTTACTGCAAAATATAGACAAACTTCCGCTTCTACTGGCGAATATGCAAATCGTTCTATAACAGTTTGGGCAATCTAATGAACACAATTCTTTTGCATCTTGCCGCCGTTGAACTTGACTTAGCGCCGTTAAGCATTGAACCCGACGGCACTATGTGGACAGGCTTAGAAACAGAACGAACAGATTTAACAACGGCACAAGTCACTGCAATAACAAAACGCGCGACGGAACTAGAAGCCGAACAAAAATCCGCTAAACAAGCAGTTCTTGACCGTTTAGGTATCACAGCCGATGAAGCAAGGATGTTACTCTCATGACCATTTCTGCTACCACACAAGGACTCAAACCAGGAGTATGCACTTCATCTAATCGCCCTGCTAATCCGTTTATTGGTCAAACCATTTTTGAAACTGACACAAGTTTGATGAAAGTTTGGTTGGGTTCTGCTTGGTCAAGCGGGCAGTCTTTGTCGTGACTGTTACAGCAACCACCCAAGGAATTAAACCTGGAGTTTGTACGTCGTCTAATCGCCCTGCGAACCCGTATTTGGGTATGGTCATTTTTGAGACTGATACCAACAAGATGAAAGTTTGGTTGGGTTCTTCATGGTCTGATGGGTACACCCATGAAATTCTTTTACCTGTTGAATATCTTGTCATCGCAGGTGGCGGTGGCGGTGGAAGTCAAGTTAACTCCACAAACAATGGCGGCGGCGGCGGAGCGGGCGGATATCGTACAAACGTAAGCGGCGCAACATCTGGTGGTGGTGCTTCTGCTGAAGCAGCAATGGGTCTTGCATCTGGGACATACTCCGTGACTGTGGGTGGCGGCGGAGCAGTTGACACAATTGGTGGTAATTCGATATTTACTTCAATTACTTCTACGGGTGGAGGCAAGGGCGGCGGCTTAGGGAATAATGTCGGTGGCGCTGGCGGTTCTGGCGGAGGTGGTTCTGCTGGTGTCGGTATGGCTGGTGGTGCTGGTACAACTGGTCAGGGTTATGGCGGCGCGACTGGAAATAGTGGAGGAGCGTATATTGGTGGCGGTGGAGGTGGTGCTGGTGCCGCTGGCAATGGTGTAACAGCAGGCGGCACAGGATTGTCTAGTTCTATAAATGGCACAGCAACGACCCGTGCAGGCGGCGGCGGAGGCGGCGGAAATAGTGGGAGTTTTGGTGCTGGCGGCGCGGGTGGCGGTGGTCGTGGCGGAACTAACACTGGTGGTTCTGTAGCGGGTACAGCGAATACAGGTGGAGGAGGTGGAGGTTCAGGTAATAACGTTGACCCCGCCAATGCTGGTGGTTCTGGTGTAGTGATTGTTCGTTACCTAACAGCGGATGCTGCTGGGAAAACCATTACTGGTGGGACATCCTCAACGTCTGGCTCCTATACTATTCACACGTTCAATTCTACAGGAAGTTTGGTTATCGCATAATGCCTTTGTCTTCTGTTGTCGGCGCACAATCCATAATCAAACCTGGTGTCTGCACATCTACTACTCGCCCTGCGTCACCGTATGACGGGCAAGTTATTTACGAAACAGACACAGACAAGATTGCTGTGTATGATGCGTCGGCT